TCATTGTCATATCAAGTATCTGTTGGTCAGATAAAACATGATTAAGGTGTTTAGACCCATCGAATAGAACCTTTATCAAGTGGTTATGTTGCCTATTATTAGCCATTTGGCACCGCTCCTTGTTGCATTATTGACTGATTTTCGCTGCCTCCTGCTGTCATACCCTGTGTTGGGGCCTGTTCTTCTGGCTGATTTCCTCCCATTCCCCCAGGTTCAGGAGCTATATTTTGGTTTGGAGTTATACTTCCAGTTCCTTTTACCTTTTGCATCTGTTCTGTTTTAATTTTGTTCATAGTTTCTACAAATTTCTTCATTTGGTCATCATCTTTAATTGGAATACCTAGGATATTTTTCATAAAGTCTCTCATTTCCATCCAGTTAATTACTGGTTTTGGTGTTGGCTGTTGTTCATCCGTATCGATTACCATGAGTTGTGCTAATTTTTCTATCATAGTCCATAAGAATGCTGGATTCTTTGGAAGTCCAGAACCAACAGATATGTCTAAATCTAATTCTATGCACTTGGTCATAGTTTTGCCTTTTTCTTCAAGTGCCTGATATTTAGGAGGCTTTGTTCCTGGGTTTGATTCTAAATATTGGTCTGTGTAAGAAGAGGTTGCAGGAATTTGAACAGGCACCTTAGTAAATTGTCTAAAGTCTACCCAATCATATTCATCTTCATCCTTGTTGATTCTGAGAGATTTGCCTGATTCAGAAAGTTGCATCATGACCCCAACACAATATTTAAGGACATCTGACATAGTGTGCTCTATCTTAGTTTTTTCATGGTCAATATGTGCATTACCCTGTTGCTGTTGGATTGCTGCTTCTGTCGCTGTTTCCGCTTGGCCTTGCCCTATCATAGTATTAGAAAACCTTATTACCCTTTGGGCTTCTGTATGTATCATTTCTATTAATTGGAACATATCATTTGTTATTGTGCCCCAAGGGATATAATGGGCAGGTGGTCTGCCTTGTGTCCTGGCACCATCATAATAGACAGGGTCAAATGAATTATCGTTAAATGAATATATATCTATTTCAGATTGGCTATCTACAGCAATTAGATGAGGCCTCATTTGAATCCTGATCTTGTCGTATATTTCATTGATAGCCTTTTGCAATGGGAGCAATAACCATGCGTCGCCAAAGCCATACAGGGAACCTTCCTCTATATATTTTACATCTAAAAAATAAGGGTATTTGTTATCTACATATTCATATAATGACGTCCTGGAAATAGGATTATATTTCTGATTCTCTTTTCTATCTTTGCCTTTATGAGAATCAAACAATAGGACTCCACAAGCTGAAAATTCTTGTAGCCTAAGTTTACCCTCTGCCCTTGACCACCATTGTATTAATACAATAGAATCATCCTGGGCCTGTGGGGTAATTTCTGAATGGAATACACCATTGTCCCTAAACTCATTTTGCCCATAGTCAACAGAGGATGCCTTTTCCTCTCCATATGTCTCGATCATGTATCTTCTGTCAACAACTATAGTCTCAGCTATCCAGGCGGCCTCTTGAAACCTTGTTAAATCAGTAACATTTGAATCTACAAATACACTATTTAATGGGGGAACCATTATTTTAGATAGCCCAAAGTTCCTAGCATATCCCTTTTCAAATACTACTTTTAACCATGCAGGCCCAAATTTACAATATCTTCTTGCATATATTGACAATTTTTTAAAGAGATCATTATTCCTAATTATCCAAAGAATCCCAGTTCTTATGACTGCTGCAAACTGTTCGTCCTCTGGCCCTACTCCTTTTACAGAAGCAGAGATATTTTTATCTACCAATTGAGATACAAGTCCTTCTACAGCAGATGTGATAATGTTCATCCTGGAATTAGGCATATCTTCTTCTTCATCAATTTTATTTGAAGAATAGTTTTCTATAGTTTCCCAATCCCTAAATTTTTTACTATTGATACTTATAGTATGCTGCAATAGTGTTATACAATTGTTTATGTACATTCTTTCATCATCTTCCATGAACATGTCTCTTGTTGACTCTTTTTTAATTCTCCATGCTCTTTGTTCTTCACTCGTTGCCATACTCATTTATGTCATCTCCAATCTTAAATAACACTGTGAATTTTTTGCACCTTGGACATTTGATTTCGAGCACTATGTCATCCTCTTTTGGCACAAGAGTCAACATATTTGTACTATTGTCATATGAAATGCCCCCAGATAGTTTATTTATAAGGAACCTATTACAATTTTTACATCTTATATTCATGATGTTCATTTTGTTCACTTCCTTTTATTTGTGAATAGGCCATTTTCATTCCTATAATCTTTCAACTTATCTTCTTTAGCATTATCCAACATTAATTCATTTACAAGTTTCTCTAAGGCATTAACTTTTTTCACAAATTCGTAAAATACTAATAGAAGACATTCGATTCCTATTACCAATATGGTTATTATAATTGCGGCTGCCATCCTATTAGCCCCCCTTCAATAATAATTTTTGCAAGATTAAATTCTTCCTTACTATCTATATCGATACTTCTGGCAAGTGGCATTTCATATATCAAGGTTTCCTCAGCAAATATTGTATTTCTGGTTAGAAAAAGTCTAACTTTAAATATATATATGCTAGAGTTCCTTAGATATATTGGGCTTTCATGGGCGAATACAGTAGTTAGCCCTGTGTATGATTTGCCTTTTTTGCCATCTCTAGATTTGTATAATTTGCCTGGTGACCCTATTTTGTATGCAGATATAAGACAATCGCCTCTTAATGTTTCATACATTAAGATAGCCTGCCTTATGTCCATAGGCTCTCTACATGGACATGTAGGTTGCAATAGACATATAGAATCATCTGGGGAAATTTTATAAACAGTAATGATCTGTCTTAAGTAATCCCCTGCAAATTGGGTATCAGGAACATCAATCCTTTTATGTATTTTTATATTTGGGCTATCTAGTTCTGGAATTGATTTCGCTAGTTCAGTTGTATCATAGTCTGTAGATACGATTATATTAGCTGCTGCCAAAAGTGCTTGTTGAATAGTGTGTCTTGCTAATGGGATTTTAGCAATAGGCATTATATTTTTACCCTTTAACCTTTTTGACCCTTTTCTAAAGGGTATAACAATATGCATCATATCTTTGCCCCCTTATAGGTATTTTTCACTATATCAGGGAATATGCCATCGATAAATTTAGCATTAGGAACAACACAATGTCCTCCAATTTCACCTTCGGGGTATTCCAAAATATACCTTTTTATTCCAGTATGTCCCAAATGCTCGTACAATTGATTATAAGCTCTGTTGTAGTACTGGAAAACTTTTCCATCTGCATTGTTTTTCTTCAGCAAGTTTTCAGCAAATCGATAAAATTCAATATTGACTCCATATATTAAAGTGGACAATAGTTTACATGCTTCTGTAGTCCTTGTGCCCTTTACTGGTGTAACAATTTTGCCTATGTCACTAAAGAACTCTATATAGTCATACAAGGTTAATGTGTCGTTATAGCCCATAAAGAACTCCCAGTTGTCTAAAGACTCTAATAGATCAGGATGCTTACCTTCTATCGGAATATGGACAGCTTTTTGTATTTGTTCCGTTGTACCGATAGGCACAGTAGAAAATATGATAATATGATTTGTGACCTTTAATTCTTTCATTACTATTTGTACAAAGTTGTCAGAATAAGGGATACAGACTAATACATAATCAAACTTTGCCTTTTGTGGAGGGAACAATTTGTATGCTGGGTCTTCTATCGCTAGATCGATACCAACATGCCTCTCTATAAATTTTGTGACTGCTTGGCCTATTTCTCCATAGCCTAATATCTTAACTTTCATGAGGCCACCTCCTGTTTATTCTTTTCAAAAATGTTAATGTATCTATAGAGTGTAGTTTTCCCTATGTCCAGTAACTTTCTGAACTCAACAGCGGTTATTTCCTTAGCTATCCACTTGTCATAATACTTCTTGAAATTATCTGGTATCTTTACCCCAGGCCTGCCAATAGGTATACCGCTCTTTGTACCATTTTCCTGGGCTTTTTTTATACCTTCTTTTATGAGACTTGTAGATACTATTTTTTTATGGATTATCGAATGACATTTTTCACATAGGACAACAATATTCCATTTATTGTTAGTTCCCCCAACAGATAAAGGAACTACATGATGTAGTTGGAGCACTTCTTTATTTGTTTCAAGACAATTGATACAAAATGGCAATTTGTCTTGAAATATAGAATCTCTGTGAGTTACATACCAACCCCTAGTATTATTCATGCCCGAACACCTCGTTTCTTATGACATCTGCTATCTGTAAAGCAGCATTCCCATCGCCAAACATACCATTGTATTCATACCTATAGCCTGGTACACTCAATAGCTCATTAGCCTTTGTAATAATGTCCTTTGTCTTACAT